GGAACCTGGGCAGCAGCGAGGTACTGAAAGGCGGCGGACTGTCCTGGGACCGCTTCACCAACTGGTGCAGCGACCACGGATACGCAAACCTGCACGCACAAATCCTCAAAACCAACTAGCTAAACAAAAAATAGGTTGGTGGCCCAGATCGGGCCACCAACCAGAAAGGGGCATACCTGTATGTGCATTTTAAGTTATCTTCCGCCGGACGCCGAGGTGGATCTGGAAGGGCTGATGAACGGCGGGTTCTCCAATCCTGACGGTCACGGCTGGGCTATCGCATCCCGCGACGGGATCGTCATGCGGCGAACGTTGAACTTGGATGAGGCGTTGTCCACGTTCGCCGAGGCGCGTGTACGGCACGCGGGGCCGGCCTTGTTTCATTCGCGGTGGGCCACGCACGGCACGGTGAACGTGGGCAACGTTCATCCGTTTTTTGTGGGTGGTTCTCACAAGACGGTGGTGGCGCACAACGGCATTTTGCCGATCGAGGCTCATCCGCTGGGTGGTGATGATCGGTCTGATACGCGCAAGTTCGCGGATGAGATTCTGCCTCGCAGGTTTAAGAGGCTGGATAAGTTATCGGTGACGAAGGCGTTGGCGAAGTGGTGCGGCGGCGGGAACAAGCTCGCGATTCTGACGGTCGATCCGCGGTATCAGTCGTCGGCGTATCTGATCAATCAGGATCGGGGCGAGTGGGATGAACTGACTGGCATCTGGCACTCCAATGCCGACTACCGTGAGCCGTACGGGCGTTGGGTTCCTGCTAGCGCGGCTAGCTCTAATGCCGCCGCGTCAACTCCAGCCGTCATCAAGTCCGCCGCCGAAAGCGCGACCGTGTTCGATTCCGAACTGAGCGTGCTCGACAATACGTGCCGGTTGTGTGGCATCGGATGGTACAGCCGCAACGGTTACTGCGACTACTGCAAAAGCTGCGAGGACTGCAACGAGTGGGCGAACGACTGCCAGTGCTGGTCGCCACACGCTAACCAGCTCGCAAGCTACTGAACTACTACAAGCACTGTAAATCTTCCGCAGCAAGATGAAAGGTGAACTAACCATGCACAACGACGATTGCGAAGAAGCACTCTGTTACGAGTGCGAAGAAGCAAAGCAGGACTATTCCTGCGACGATTGCGGCGAGCTTTTCTGCGAAGATTGCTGGCTCGATCACGTCACCATCTGCTACGAGTGCGGTGGGCACGCGCATCAGGATGACGCCATCTGCTGCGATGACTGCGACGAGTACTTCTGCAACGACTGCTGGGCAGGCCACGTCTACTTCTGCTACGAATGCGACGAACCTACCCATCAGGGTGACGCGTACTACTGCGATGACTGCGGCGAACACTTCTGCGAAGATTGCTGGCACGCCCAAGACCTCGACAATAACGATTACTACTGCGGAAACTGTCGCCCGAATGATGGGCTGGGAGATGTTCACGACTGCGGGTATCGGCCCGATTATCGGCCGAAGGGCGATCCGGCGCACACCATGATGGGTGTGGAGTTGGAGGTCGGGGACGACTACGGCCACAACGTGGTCGAAGCCGTACAGTCTATCGACCCCGACGAGAGCCACCTCTACATGAAGGAGGACGGCAGCATCTGTGGTGTTGAGATCGTGACGCACCCCATGACGCTGGAATGGGCTCGGGAATACCAGTTCGACGAGATGCTGCGCGGCCTGCGGCGGCGCGGTTGCCGGGTCAACAACAACTACGGTCTGCACGTTCACGTCTCGCGTGATGCTTTCCGTCAGCGTCCGTCAGCTAACCGGCGGCGCGGCCACGGAACACAGTCACAGCACCACCAGATGACATGGCTCATGTTCGTATATCGCAACTCCGAGCCGCTCAAGCGACTGGCTCGCCGCGACTCATCAGAGTGGGCAAGTTTCCATACACCGCGACCCGGCGAACTGAAGCAAAAGTCGATGGGAGGACCGTACAGTTCGGCGCGGTACGTGGCCGTCAACTGCAACAACCGGAACACCTACGAGTTGCGGTTCTTCCAGTCAACCCTCAACGCCGAGGAGTTCTGGGCGGCGCTGGAGTTCGCCGACGCCAGCGTCAAGTACACCCGGAACCTGGGCAGCAGCGAGGTACTGAAAGGCGGCGGACTGTCCTGGGACCGCTTCACCAACTGGTGCAGCGACCACGGATACGCAAACCTGCACGCACAAATCCTCAAAACCAACTAGC